TCTTACAGACGAAATCAAAGAAGCTGCGCTGCACAGCAGCGAAACGTGGATGTACTACCTGGGGTTTGGCGAGGTGAGCATTGGATCTGATGACGTCGCCAAGAGCCAAGTCAAGACTTGGCAGTTGGACGCATCCGATGTGGCCAGCATGACGCATGAACAGCTGGTTGTTCTCGTGATGATGGGCACTGACCGGCAGGCGCTGGAGGCACGCTACGAACTGCGCCAGCGACTCGAACGCGATCAAGACCTGGCCGACTACATTGACGGCGAAGCCGTGAAGGCCTGGCCGAAGTACAAAGCAGAACAGTCTAGGCTGTAAGGGTTTGTCCTAATGGCAGGGGCTCAAAAAGCCCCTATCATTGAACCCATAGCGCGAACGGAATAGGCCGAAGGCGCGAAACGAAAGGAACTGATATGAACGCAATGGACATCGCCCTGACCCAAGCTGATGAGCTTGGCCTGTTGCTCGCTGAGATTGCCGAGCTGACAAAAAAGGCAGACGCCATCAAAGACGCCATGAAGGATGCGGCGACTGCTGGCGGTGATGCCGTGACGATGGGAAATCTGTTCAAGGCTTCGGTTATTGAAGCTAACCGGAAGGTCACTGACTGGAAAGCCATTGCCAAGGCATACAGTATCCCAGCTGAAGTGATAGATGCCAACACCAGCATCACGGCAGTCTTCAGCGTCAAAGTGACGGCGCTGTAAGACACAAATGAACTAGGGTTTGTCCTAATAGGCAAGCCCTTGTCAACCAGACACAATAAACACATCAACCCAACCAACCCAACCAACCCGGAGAAACCGAAATGGACGCAAACACATCATGGAAGCAAACGAGCTTGACTCTCGAAGAAGCTCGGAAAATACCCGGCGCATTGGATGCCAAGTACGATGGTGTCAATCAGCTTGGCGAGCCTATTGTCATGGTGCTAATGCGGAAAAAAACCGATGAAGGCATCTTCACCATGCTTGATCCGGATGGCGCATCTTTGAGGGCAGAAACAGCTCTTTCTGCCTGGTTTCAAACGCTGCCGACTGAAGTGCTTACCGCAATTGTGAATGGCATGGTAAGCGCAAAAGGAGCAGCCACCCTTGAGCTTGTCATGCGTGGGATGTCACCCACTACGGGCAAGTGGATTGGCTTTGACGAAGCCAAGCGCGAAGCGCTTGATATGTAAAACGCCTGAGCGCATAATCACCCGCCCAGCAATGGGCATCCATCAACGCCAAACCGGAGAACCGACATGGCAATCAATCTGAAACGAAGCGGCACCCTAGCCGCGCATGGCGTCAAGCTGCTCGTGTACGGGCAAGCTGGCGCAGGCAAGACTAGCCTGATTCCAACCTTGCCAGCACCAATTGTCCTGAGCGCTGAAGGCGGCTTGCTTTCAATCGCTGGGGCCGATGTGCCATACGTGGAAATCAGCGACATGGCCACTCTGCGCGAGGCTTGGAGCTGGCTCAGCGAGAGCGCCGAGGCAAAGGCGTTTCAATCGGTGGCGCTGGACAGCATCAGCGAGATTGCCGAGGTGGTGCTGAACGCCGAAAAGAAGGCGAACAAAGATCCACGCGCGGCCTACGGTGCGATGCAGGAGCAGATGGCCGACATCATCCGGGCATTCCGCGACCTGCCTGGCCGGCACGTTTACATGAGCGCAAAGCTGGAGAAGACGCAGGACGAAATGGGCCGGGTGTTGTATGCGCCGAGCATGCCGGGCAATAAGACCGGCCAGCAACTGCCCTACTTCTTCGACGAGGTGCTGGCCCTGCGCGTAGAGCGTGACGCAGAAGGCAACAGCCAGCGGGCGCTTATGTGCGACTCTGATGGCCTTTGGCTGGCCAAGGATCGCAGCGGCAAGCTTCAAGCCTGGGAAGCGCCTGACCTGGGCGCAATCATCAACAAGATCGGAGCATGAGCATGGATTACATCGACCTAGAACTGCTGGCCCGTCAGTGGCAAGAAGCCAAAGAAGCTGAGCGCGTAGCCGTTGCCAAGCGCCGAGAGCTTGAAGATCAAATGAGCAACGCGCTTGGCGTGGACGCCGCAAAAGAAGGTACAGAAACGCATCTTCTGCCAGAAGGCTTGATGATCAAGATTATCAGCCGCCTCGACCGCAAGGTTGACTCCGACAAGGCGCAGGAGCTGGCCGCAGAGCATGATCTACAGAATGCGCTCGGTGCGCTTTTCCGCTGGAAGCCTGAGATTGATATGTCAGCATGGCGCAAAGCGCCCGCAGATGTGACCGCTATTTTCGCTGGGGCCGTCACCGTCAAGCCCGGACGCCCTTCTTTCACTATTGCAACCAAGGAGCAATAAAAAATGGCTTTCCTTTCACAATCTTTCGCGGTGGACGAACTGCCGCAAGGCTCTGGAGGTAACTTCGAGCCGCTGCCGGCTGGGTGGTATCAGGCCACGATCACATCGGCTGAGCTGAAAAAGACCAAGGCCGGCACTGGCGAATACATCGCAATTCGCTATGACATCCTGGGGCCGACGCATCAGGGCCGGGTTGTTTTTGGCAACCTGAACATCGCCAATCCCAACCAAAAAGCCGAGGAAATCGGGAGACAGCAACTGCGCGAACTGATGGTTGCAATCGGCTTGAATAGCGTTTCTGACACCGATCAACTTATCGGCGGTAGCCTGAGCATCAAGCTTGACGTAAAGAGCGACGAGCAATACGGCGACAAGAACGAGGTGCGCGGGTTCAAGTCTGCCGGCAGTGGATCTGCTGCGCCGAAGGCTGCTGCTTCTGTGCCCTCGTTCGCCGCGCCTGCTGCTGCTCCGGCTGCGCCTGCAACTGCCAAGGCCGCGCCGCCCTGGTTGAAGAAGTAAACCAAAGCCCGGACGGGTTCCGGGCTATCTATTTGAGGTGAGCAATTGAGCACAATCCCCGACCCTCAGCATTCAATCACCGCCTTGATTGATGCTGCCCACGAAGCGAAAGCGGAGGCCCCTCGGGGCCATTTGGGGGCCTCTCTGCTTGGCCACCACTGCGACCGCTGGCTGTGGCTTAACTTCCGCTGGGCCGTGATTGAGAAGTTTCCTGGCCGCATCCTGCGCGTGTTTCGGCGTGGCCACAATGAGGAAGCGCAGATTGTGAGCGACTTGCGGGCCATTGGCATTGACATTCGAGACACGCAAGGCGCACAGAGCCGGGTTGACTTTGGCTCGCATGTGTCCGGTTCGATGGACGGAATCATTCATTCTGGCGTGCCTGAAGCGCCGAAAAAGCGCCACATTGCAGAGTTCAAAACGCACAGTAAAAAGAGCTTCGACGAAGTTTCACGCGATGGCGTGGAGAAGGCAAAGCCGATGCACTGGGCGCAAATGCAAGCCTATATGCTCGGCGCTGGCATTGACCGTGCGCTTTACGTGGCAGTCTGCAAAGATGATGATCGGCTCTATACCGAGCGCGTGCGGCTTGATGTTGAGGCAGCGCAGCAGATTGTGGCGCGTGGCCAGCGCATCGCACTATCTGATCGCATGCCAGAGCCTGTGAGCGCAGATCCTTCATGGTATCAATGCAAGTTCTGCCCGGCGCATTCTTTCTGCCACCAGACAAAGCTGACGAAAGAGGTCAATTGCCGAACCTGCGCACACTCTACGCCGCTCAGTGATAGCACATGGCACTGCTTACGCTGGGATGATGTGATTCCAGTTGAAGCGCAGCGCGAGGGATGCACCGGGCATGTGCTTCACCCTGACCTTGTGCCCTGGCAGCGCAAAGAAGGGCCGGATGAGTTCACGGCGGTTTATGTAGTGGATGGTGCCGAGGTGGCCAATGGAGAGCCGGATGCGAACATCTACTCAAGCCGTGAGCTGATCGCAAACGCGCCGGCCTGCACTTGGCAAGAAGTCAAAGACATGCGTGGGCAGTTCCCAGGCTCAAAGATCACAGCATGAGCCAAAGCCGCGCACAAAGCATGATTGAGAGCGCGGCCAATGTAGTGATTGGCTACATGGTCGCGCTTGGCAGTCAATTGGTGGTTTTCCCTATGTTCGGCGTTCACCTTCCGCTGCAAGATAACCTATTGATTGGGCTGTGGTTTACGGCAATCAGTCTGGTTCGCAGCTACTTGGTGCGCCGATGGTTTAACAGGATGTTTCGATGAACTGGTTTTTCTGGCGCAAGCCCAAAGTCAAGCCGCAGCCGCCTACGCTAGAGGATCTGTGCAAGATCGCGATGGATGCAAACGTTGGCGAAGAAGTGACGATTGCCGAACTGCTGCGCGCACACAAAACGATTGTGGCGGTTTATCACAAGTACAACAACCACCCGGGAGCTGATTGAAATGCTGCGCGAATACCAACGCCGAGCAATCGACCAGCTCTATTCATGGTTTGAGCAAAACGAGGGCAATCCTTGCCTCGTGTTGCCAACCGGAGCCGGGAAAAGCCACATCGTGGCCGCGCTGTGCAAAGAAGCTGTGCAGAATTGGCCAGAGACTCGAATTCTCATGCTCACGCATGTGGCCGAATTGATAGTTCAAAACGCCGAAAAGATGCGCCAGCACTGGCCCGGTGCGCCGCTTGGCATTTATTCTGCAAGCATCGGACGCAAGCAGCTGGACGAGCCGATCACGTTTGCTGGCATTCAATCACTGCGAGGCAAGGCTGACAAAATCGGCCACGTTGACCTGATTGTGATTGATGAATGCCACATGGTCAGCCATAAGGACGAGGGCGGCTACCGTGAGCTGCTGAATGCTCTAAAGGCTATCAATCCGAGCCTGCGCGTGATCGGGCTTACGGCAACGCCCTACCGTCTTGGCCACGGAATGATTACCGACAAGCCCGCTTTGTTTGATGGCCTGGTGGAACCTGTGAGCATTGAGGAGCTGATTCACAAGGGTTTTTTGTCAAAGCTGCGCAGCAAGATCACAAAGGCAAAGCTATCAACAGAAGGCGTACACAAGCGAGGCGGCGAGTACATCGAGGCCGAGCTGCAAGCAGCCGTGAACAAAGCAGACAAAAACGCCGCAGTGGTTGCCGAAGTGATGGCGCTGGCCGGTGATCGCAAGGCGTGGCTGTTTTTCTGCGCCGGCGTGGCTCACGCTGAGGCGATTGCAAATGAGTTGAATGCGCAAGGCATCAAAGCGGAGTGCGTTACCGGTGCAACGCCGAAAGCGGAGCGTGAATCAATTTTGAGACGGTACAAAGCCGGAGAAATCCGCGCCCTGACCAATGCCAACGTGCTGACCACCGGCTTCGATTACCCTGACATTGACCTGGTGGCCATGCTTCGCCCGACCATGAGCGCAAGCCTTTACGTGCAGATGGCAGGGCGTGGGTTGCGCGTGAAAAGCCATACCGACCATTGCCTAGTGCTTGACTTCGCTGGCGTGGTTGAGACTCACGGGCCGATCACCGCCGTGAAGCCACCGAACAAGGTTTCAGGCGAAGGCGATGGCGAGGCACCGGTCAAAGTGTGTGACTCATGCGGTGAACTATGTGCAATATCCGCAAAAGAATGCGAAGCCTGCGGAGCCGTTTTCCCTGAGCCAAAGAAGAAAGACCTGAAGCTGCGCGATGTGGACATTCTCGGGCTAGACCCAATTGAGATGCCGGTGCGGGCTTGGCATTGGAAAGTACATGTCAGCCGGGCCAGCACAAAGAAGATGCTTGCCGTTACCTACTACGGGCGAGATCTTGCAAGCCCCAGCGTCACAGAGTATTTGCCGGTTGCGCATGACGGCTATGCCGGCGACAAAGCGATGCAGACGTTCATGGCCATGTCTCGCAGCGCCGGCCTGAACCCGGCTGACTTGATGAAAGACACCGAGCCGAACGGCTGGCTGAGCGATTCGCTGATTTTGAGATTGAACGGGTCAAAGCCTCCTGTTTACCTCAAATACAAGATGGACGGTAAGTTTTGCAGAGTAACCAATAGGAGTTGGCATGCGCCCACCTGAACCTAGTTTTGTGATCGCCTGGCGCGAGCTTGACAAAAAAGGCCCGCCGAAGTGTTGCCATACGTGCGAGTGGTACAGCAAAAACGGCAAGTGTGAGAAGCATGGAATGGAGCCGCCTGCGGAGTTCGCCGCGACGGAAGATGAGTGTGAGGATTGGCTTTGGGAGATACCGTTTTGACTACTGACCGCATACCAACAGAACACGAAGAACAACGCCAATTTGTTCAATGGTTCCGCAGAAGCTGGCCAGATGTGCGCATCTTTGCGATTCCAAACGGCGGAGCCAGAAGCGCGGCCACCGCGGGAAGGCTCAAGTCCGAAGGCGTGGCCTCAGGCGTGCCGGATATGTTTGTGCCGGCCTGGAGCCTATGGATTGAGATGAAGCGCACCAAGGGCGGCAGCGTGAGCGCCGAGCAGAAAGATTGGCTCCAATATCTGGAGGGCATCGGTCACACGGCTATCGTGTGCCGGGGCTGTGAGGATGCAAAAAAGCAGCTTGCGAACCTGATTTTGAAAGGTACGAAAGAATGAAGAATAACAATATCTAGCAAAGTCTATCCAAGTCTATCCACATCTAACCCAAACGGGATATACAAATGAAGAAGAAACGCAAACTGCCGCAGTACGAATGCGCCTATACGGTGATGGATGAGCTTCTGGCCAGCCCTACAGCGCCGTTGCAAGCTGAAAAACGCACCTACCAGCTAACGCGCATGTACCAGGGATTGCATGAGATCGAGCAAGGCCAGAACCCAACACCTGAGGATTGGAGACTTGTTTCCAATGCTGTCAACCTGCTGGAAACCCTAGTACGCGACATGAAGGTTTGTGAAGACAATTCAGGCTTGCTACATGATGCAGTTGCAGCATTGGCAAAGGCTGGCAAGCGTCACAAGTGCGGAGGCGCATTGCGATTGGATGGTGAAGGCATTGCGGCAGTTCGGGCTGTGCTGGATGACTACGCCGCGCTGCTTGACGTATTGCCAGCTCGCACGATGATCCGGTGCCACCGACTGACAGAGCGCCGAATCATTGACTTGATCAAAGGTAAAACACGGTTAGAGGATGTTGTTGTATGAAAAAAAAGCGAAACCAACCAGACAGTGTGCGCAACAAAATACTGGAGTCTCTTGAGGCTTGCGGGCCGATGACTCGTGCAGAGATTGAGCGCGAATGCGGCCTGAAGTACAAGTCGGCATCATCGTCAATTGATAAGATGCTGCAGCCGAATCTGCACCGCTCCAAGCGGCCAAAGCTGCTCTACGTCAGCTCTTGGGTATCGGTAGATGCCACATCAGGGCACAAGTATTTGCGCCCGGTGTACGCGATTGGAAACCGGCCAGATCAGCCAAAGCCAGACGCAAAAGAAACAAAAAAAGAGAGGAACGCTAGGTATTGGCAGCGCCGCAAGCTCAAAAAAGGCGTTGGCGCATCAATCTTTCACTTCGCAATGTCCCATGCCAAAGGAGGGCTAAAAGATGTCATACAGCAATTTTCAACGAACAGCGACCTGGCTGCGTAACTGCGGCAAAGAGTCGAACAAGCTCAACGCTGAAAGTATTAGCGTGCAGATCGGATGCCACATCGAGGAGGTATGCGAACTGCTGGACAACCTGAGCGTGAGCAAAGAAGGATACGCGCGGCTTTTGCAGCGCTGCGTGATTGACCTTAACGCGCTGGCGCTCAAGCTCAAAACCGGCGGCGTGATCGCCTACATTCCTGAGCATTTGCGCGAGGATTGCTTAGATGCTCTGTGCGATGCCGAGGTGACTGGCAACGGCATTGCATACCTGGCGCAGATGGACAAGGACGAAGCCGACGATGCCGTTCTGACATCAAACGAGGCGAAGCTGGTTGATGGTAAGCCGGTGATTCTGCCAGGTGGCAAGATTGGCAAGCCGGAGGGCTGGAAACCGCCGAACCTGAAGCCATATGTTTAAGGGTTTGCCCTAGTAGGCAAACGATCAACAAAGCCCGATGATTCGCTCATGGGCTTTTTTTTGGAGATAAAGAAATGAAACGTTCACACATTGAGACACCTCGCACCATGCAAGACGGCGAGTGGGATACGGGGTACTACTCAGTCGAGGAGTACGACAAAGAAACCGCAGAAGTGGCTAAATACGTTCTCGGCCTGTGTGCTGTGATCGTGCTGTGGGTGTTGATGTCGTATTTTGTCTTTTGATCATGCGATGCGCAAACTGCCGATCATTGACGCGCGTTCTCGAAACGCGCAAGCATTCAGCATTTGAAAGCAAAGGCGAGATTTTGCGCAAACGTGAATGCGAAAACGGGCACCGTTTTTTCACGGTGGAAAAGTTGATAGCACTGCAATGCAAAGACAGAAACAATCATGAGCAACTGGCTAACCCACGGCGCACCGAAAAAGTCTCAATCGACACCAGAGCGAGCTTGCAACAAGCTGAAGCAGTGTGACAAGTGCGCCAGCATGGCCGCACCTGAGCATGGCATTGAATACAACGGCAACCGGTGGATGTGCTTCAACTGCTGGAAAAAAAAGTTAGGGCTACGGAAATGAATAGTGCATTGATTCTGGCCGCGACAAAGTACGCGCTGATGCGTCAAAACGCATTCATTGAGTGGGAATGCGCTCACTGGATACATGAGCATTGGCACATCCTGGCCGAGGAAACCAAGACCAGCATTCGCCGCGCGGTTGAGTCAGCCTTTGCGCAGGACTACGATGATCTGCAATTGTCGCAGTGGGTTGATATTCGTAAGATTTGGATTGGGGAATGAAATGAACAAAGCAAGAATCAAAGAAGAGGCAGAGCACTTTTTTGCATGGCCCGACCCAAAGCGGCGCGACCATGTGACGCTGGCCTCGTGCCTGATCTTCGCGGAAGTGATCGCAGGCATGGCAGCAGATGCCGAGCGTGAGGCGTGCGCGAGGGTGGCTGCATGGATTCTCAAGATGCCTCAGAACGATGTGAGTGCAGCCATCCGAGGAATGGGTGAGAAATGACTGACGAAGAACTGAAGGCGCTGATGTTGGCTACCAGAACAGAAGGGTACCCCGAGGATTTGAGACCGCTTGTCGAGGCCGTTCAAGCTGCAGAGCGTGAGGAATGCGCTAAGCTGGTAGAAATTTTTGACAGGACGTTCCAAACAGGCGGCGGTATTGCAGGATCAATCCGAGCAAGGGGGAACAAATGAAAGAAACCAAACACACACCGGATCCGCATAGGTGCCGAAGCGAGGAAAAGCATGGATGACAACGAATTTCTTTTGCGCCTGCGAAAATACATCGAGCAGGTAGAAGTGATGATCGACGGTGAGTGGGGAGAGTGCCGCACGCTTGAGGAATTGATCGCTGAGCACAAAATGCCTCCGCTTTATGCGGAGGTGCTGCGGCGTCTTGGCGTGGCCTAACGCTTGAGCTAACCGGGGGAATCAAATGAAATACACACTGCAAGACCTGATGGACATGAAGGGTACAAGCGAGCCAGTTCGCCATGCGCTGCAAGCCATGTCAGACGAGGTTGAAGCATTGCGCCAGGATGCAGAGCGTTACCGATGGTTGCGTGAAAACAAATTTATCTGGAGCGACTTCGGCTACACAGGGCAGGGACTTAAAAAAGTTGTTGGGCTTGAGTTTGAGTGGTTTGAAACTGATGCGAAAAAACCAAGCAGGAAAGACCTTGACGCTGTGATTGATGCCGCCATCCGAGCAAGGGGAATGAATGATTCAAATAGAACTAATTCGACAATTGCATAATCAGTTAAAACTGCAAGATGCAAAAAGACGAGCATATCAAGAGATGTATCAAGAGACGTATCAAGAGACGTCAGATGCCGGAAAACGCTTGATGCATCTCAAAGCCGAGTCGTTAAAGGCGCAAGGCAAATGGGATTACTACAACAACTGTCCACTTATTCCGGACAAACTTCTCGTTGAGATGTTAAAGGAAGATGGAATGATTGAATGTTACAAAGAACCAGATGGAACGATTCGAGTTGAAAGCTACAGAGTCGGTTCGCTACAAGATGTTGTTATCGGATATCTACGTCAAGGCGTAGAAGATGAGGATTTCTGGCACTTCTATCCGTCGCGCGCTTGCGTGCTAAACGCTGGAACGTGTAGGCGTCTATCCAGGAAGCTTGCAGAATTGAATAAAGCTTTGCCGAATGACACATGAACAAGAAAAGCGCAAAATCAGGGAGGCGCAGGTTGACATTGCGCTTGCCATCGTGATTTGCCTCACATGGTGCGCTTTCTGCGTGCAAATGCTGATCTGGATATTTGATCTTTAGGAGCAAACAACATGGAACAGAAGATCTGCACCTACTGCGGGCAAACCGGCCACCGCGCCAGCAATTGCCCTCACTTGCGAGCCGCTGAAGCCTGCACAGAATTGGGCATGGATGAGGAAAAGCTACACAATGGCCACGGCAGCCTGGGCATGTGGCTTGTTGTGATGATTGCGATTTTCAGCGCAGCTCTGTTATCGCTTGGAGAGTAGCGCGGTTTTGTCTGAACTGCCGGCACTTGAGCCGAAGTAGTAGCTGATGATGCTGGCCCAGGCTCCGCCCAAAGCGCCAAGCATGACCAGCAAAGCATCGCCGCCGTTCTGTGGCTTGCCTTGAATCAAAAGAAAGCCCAGCACTCCGAAGAAGCCAGCCGTGACGAACATGGCAAGCGCCCGAGGCGTGAATGTATCGCCTGTCTTTGCCTCACGCTCACGCGCCGCAACACGGTCAGCCTGGTGGATCTTCTCCACATCAATATCAAGCTCACGCATGCGCGTGGTGAAGGCTAGCTCTGCTTCTTTTAGCTTGGCCAGCACTTCAGGCCCACCGTTGCCGATTGCCTGCGCGATCTCTGTTTCTGTACCGTCAGGCTTTCCGAGAATCTTCTCCGATACTACGGTTGCCACGGTGCCACCAAGCGGGCCACCCCAGGCTGTGCCGATTACAGGGGCCGCTGCGCGTAGCACGCGCTTCCAGATGCTTTCATTGTTGTCGCTCATGGGTACTTTCTCCGATCAAGCTCAAAGTGCGGGCCATCTTTGAACGAAACCCAATCTCCACCCCAGACAATCGGGACGTTTTCATCTTTCGCCGCCAGCTTGAATGCCTTGGCCAGTTCATCAAAAAGCGGCCAATCCCAGCGAATTTTCCCGCCGATGATCGGTGCAACGTCGATTGCATGGCCGGTGATGTGCCTGCTATTCATGGTCTTGCTGGCACCAGCCGCCATGAGTTCGGCCTGCCTTGCTTTGGTTCTCAAGCCTTCAATGACCGCAAAGTCAATCTGAGAAAGCGCCAATGCCTTGTGAGCGACTCTCACAAGGTCAGCATTCACGCCGGCTAGGTTCTTGATTGATCGCTCACCGAATGCGAATGCCATGATGTGTCCTTATGGGTTTTTTCTGGCATGGGCCGGTGGTTCTTTGACCCATGTCGGGAATGATACAACCAGCCAGCATACGGACGCTATCACAGCGCCGATTGAGCCTGGTGTAATGTCTTGATGTATGGCCTCATTCAGCGCCCACAAAACAGAAAACGCTAGGCCGATGTGCATGCCAATTGATGCCGGCTGGTTGTCGCGCCAGTTGAGCATATTCAACCGGCAAATGAGCGCAAACAGAGAACCCAGCGCCGAAACGCCAACCACAAGCGACAGGATCATCATGCTAACCTCTTTGCTACCAGTTTCGGCAGTTCGCTGACGATAATTGACAGGAGTGGGTGAAATAAAATACCCAGACCGGCCGCAATCCCCTGCGCTGTTTCACTGGAACCAGCAAACCAAATAGTGGATGCAATCGCGCCGCCTTTTGCTGAAAGCATGGCCGCAGATGAGAAAAGCGAGATGGCTCTGATGCGTCCGGTTTCTGGTGCCCATGTTACGCCAACAATGCACCCAAGAGCCGCCCAAATAAGCAGCGCCCATGAAATACCTAACGAAAGGAGCATGGCTCCTGCCATGCCTGAGCCGAATGCTATGATTCCTGCTGATGATGTCGTCGTGGGTTCAGCCATTTTCGTCACTTGTGTTGCAAACGTAGAGCACAAGAATTGCTGCCAACCCGCTCAGAAGCAGCATCGGAACACCCCAGGCCTCGGAGCATGATTGCTCCCAAGATTCTAAAGCCCACGGCGCGTAAAGCCAAGCAGCCGAACACATAGCCGTTGTCGATGACATGATCGAAATGGCCACGCAAGCGGCGGTAATCATGCGGCTT